GGTTGCTGTTCCAAAGTCTGTTAGAGTAGCACCAGTTGTTACTGTTGCTGTATCCATAACTGCTGTTGAAGCAAATACGGTTGCTGTAATTGACTTGCCAGATACCTTGTTTCCAAATGCATCTGTTGCAGTTACAACGATATCCTGCTTAGTTCCTGCTGCACCTGCTGAAGGTGCTGAAACTGTTAGGTTGTTGATCTTACCAGCAGTACCCTGTACATAGTATGTAAGAGTTGTTCCACCATTGTTAATTACAACGGTTCCAATTGCTGTTGTCTTTGTGTAGACAAAAAATGTTGCAGTTGTTCCAGTGCCTGTTGCGATTGTCAAAGATGATGATCCTGACGATGCTCCGACTGGTGCTGCTGATGTGTGTAGTGCTGATACGATTGTTGCGTTAGTTGCAGTTGCAGTTACTGATGTTCCTGCTGCTACTGTTGCTACAAAGCGTAGTGCATCTGCTGCATCGATTGTATTATCTGCTGGGACTGGCAATGACGCAGGTGTAGCGATTACACCGTTAGTAGTGTTCGCTGTTCCATCTAGCGTTACCGCTACTGTCATTACTGTAGCATTTGCAGGTGCTACTGCGACCATGCCCAAAGTCATGGCTGCAACCACGGCTAGTGCGATCTTCTTGAATGAATTCATTCGTTATTTCTCCTTGTTAGTTTTGTCTGGTCCAATGACCAGAAAGTTAAATTAAATTAAAGCCATCTAAAAAATCCCTAACATCGTCAGGCATTTTCCGATTATCTAATTCTACCATACCCTTGTCTTTCTCTGCAAATCGTGCAGAAGAAGACCAAGTATGGACATCTATCTCAGTATTATTATTCTTTGGTGTATGTGATATTGCTCCAAATACCGCTCCAGTTACAGCATCAGCCAAGTCCTTAGATTTCTTGCGTGGGTGATCTACACGATTACCCTTCATGATTTTAAGTTCTGACATTTCTTCTAATAGGATAGGGATTCTTGGAATAGAAACACGCTCTTCATAAATCATCATAGCAAGATCTTCGTAGTGCTTCTTGGCAACAGAGACTGTCTCAGTTCTAATTCCAACTGCCTGCAACTCATTTTGAATATCAAAAGACTGCCAACGGTCAAATGAAACCATTCCGATATTAAAACCTTGTCTGCGTAGGTTCATAATCCACTGCTTAACTTCAGATAGATTAACAGGACCTTCTGCTCTTGGTTCCCACCAAGCAACTGCATCTACCACTACAATTGGTGCTACTTGTTCGTAGTCTTTAATTACCTGGATATTTACCCATTTATCTACGTGAGCAATTGCTACCGCACACTTATCGTGTTTTTGTGCAAGGTCAGCATGAATATAGTATGTTTTATCTGGATCTGGTACAAAAGTTTCATCAAACCTTCTAAATGAATCTAGTGGGTTTCTAGTGTTCATACACTTCTCAACCTTGTCAATCTGCTTAAAGAAAGCATCAGATGAATATGTTGGCATACATGCAAAACGCATCATGGCATCACCTAGGTCAGTATAAAATGCTAGTTTAAAGTCTTCTATCTTACGGGTTGGGTTTACTTCCCATGTAGGTCTTTTGAATGCATATACCCTTGGAATTTTGTATTGAAGAATATTGTCCTCATCCCAAGAAATTTCAAACTGATTTCCAGGATCATCGTGTGGCAAGTCTTCGTTCATAATAAATGTATGTCTGCGCTCAACTGTTTCTTTGTCAGCAATAACAGATTCATATCGTTGAGAAATAAAGTCGCCCTGATATCGTGGGAAAGAAAGCAAAACTACTTTTCCAAGATCTGGAAAACGAGAATCTACTGTTCCACGAAATGCTTTATAAATGTTATCAGCAGTCTTTCCCTGCTCATTTCCAGATATAACTTCGCTTGCAAAACCAGAAATCTCATCAAGTACTGCCATAAGCAAGTTTAAACCCTCATGAGATTCTCTTTCTGAGTGTCCAGAGTAAACTGTGATTGCCTTATCAAACTCAATTGAATCAGCCTTTGCATTATACTTTCCAGCAAACCAAGGTGACTTTTCAATCTTTGTTTTAAAACCTTTAAAGAAAACGTTTTTAGCCTGTTGTGCGTTAACAGCAACGTTAATAATATCAATAGCATCTCCTGCAGGTTTACCAAAATAAATTGCTGGGTCTTTTAGGCATAGTAGTTTATACACTACATATGCACAGGCTACTGTTGAAATAAAATCTTTGCCACTACCCTTGCCAAGTTGAAGAATTAGTTCATTCTTTGTATACTTATTAAAATGCTTGGTTCCTTCAACATCGCCCATAATCTCTATCAAATCTTCTTTACGATAGATTTGGCTCATTGCCTCAACAATTTCGTACTGGATATCAGATAAAAGTGGTTGACCAAGATAGTCAGGTGACTGGACAAATGTCTTTACATCAACTGGGGTTTCAACAAAATGATTCTCTTTTAATACCTCAAGAAAATCATTGAACATCGTGGACAACAGTAATCACTTCTCCTTCTTTTGCAATAGCAGAAAGCCTCTTCATGATAATGTCACGAACCTCTGGATGCTCTGAAGCAATGTCTCTTAGGATTCCAACAAGAACTTCTTGTCGCCTTTCAATTTCAATCATCTCTTCAGCAAGTTCTTTGTTCTCAAGAAGCCCAGCCTTTTGCAGCATGTCAATTCTTCTTGACTCAATATCTAAAACTAATTTAATTCCAGCAGTCTTTGCTGTAAGGTTTGTTGATAGAGTTGCTTCATCAATAACCTCGTATGCTTTAGTAATTAACTTTGTATAGTGTGTATCTGCTCCAACCAAAGCCTCTTTAGCACGAGCACGGATAGCATCATTGGCAGATGCCATAACTTTCCACTCATTAATTAAAGATACAACACGAGTTCTTGGAATATCTAACTCTTTAGATATAACTGTTGGATCGTTACCCTTAAGGTATTCAGTAACTACTTGATTAACTTCATCAAGATGCTGAATAAGTTCTGCCTCACTTGACATACTTTCCCTCTAATCTATTTATTTCATCCTTAATATAGAATATGGCTTTTTCTAAATCTTGAATAGTTTTTGCTTCATCTTTAAGTCCTGCTCTCCATAAATACTTGAATGCATTACCAATATTAAAGTTTCTATGTCTAGTAATTTGAATACATTCAACCCCAGAAGGATCTGATGTGTAATGGACAGGATGGTTTACTTGATCAACAGTAATATGAAGATTGTCGCTCACGGAGTTACCTCAACCTTTAATCTTTTAAAACACTTCAAACAGTTTGTATATGTTCTACCAGTAAATGGGCAAGATGATATTGAAGAATCTAGGTGTTTACAAAATGCTCTTTGTGTAAGCGCTTTTGCTACATCTATAAAATGTTTAATAATCCTCATCTGTATCCTCCTCTAAGTTCCAATCAAAAGTTTCTGGAATTCCCTTTAATATAAATATACTATAAAGTATTCCAACTGTTGAAAACAATAATAGCATAGTGTATATTTTTTTTATTTTATTCATATTTATCCACCAAATTCTTTTTAATTTCTAACAATATAATATTTTTCATATTAGACTCTTTAAATCTTTTATATCTTTTAGTTATTGGAAGATGCTTTCCAAATAGTTTTGGAGAATCAATGCAGTGCTGGGCTAATCTTTCTAATTCTTTATTATAAGCAAACCTAACTAAATTAATCTTTTTATCTGTTAAAAGTTCTAAATAAAATATTGGCTCATCTTCTTCTAATAAAAATCTTCCATTATTTTCCCACATCTGTATTTCACATATGTATGGTCTAAACCATGATCCTATATTAAATCTTCCAGGAACAATGGATCCATAGTTTGTATAACCTGCTTTATGAAATGTTGGCTGAGATAAAAGAGCCTCTACATCTTCATCAGCAAAAAATATAAATGGGGTATCAACAACTAACAATGGTCCAACAGTTAAACTTGGTTTTCTTATATTTGTAACAGGCATATTGAAATCTCCGTTAGGAAAAATATCTGTTACTCCATTGTCATAAGTCTTATATTCATAATCTGCCTTTAGTGAATTTTTAAAAACAAAGGTATTTTTAAATCTATTCTTTGTTACAGGGCAAGCAAAGAATGTATTAAATCCTTTAAAGTTTTTTCTTTTTTGACTTAATTCTGTAAAAAGATTAGATGGTTCTTTATAAAACATTGCTGATGCTTTTTCTTCAGTTTCAATCATAGGAAAAACTGGAGACCAATAAACATTTATTACATCTTTATCTTTCATCTTTTTGATTTCCTTAATCCAAATTTAGCAAGGTATACGTAGATAGTCTCAACACTGGCTCCGCACTCCTTTGCAATCTCCTCTGGAGTCTTTTTATCCATAAGGTACCTCTTACGCATATAGACTTCCGATGTATATAGTTTAGCAGCCATGAGATTATTTGTCAACCTCAGAGTCTAAAACATCATAATTGTAAGCGTTTGAGTCCTCAAGAATCCACTTATCGTAACTTTCAACATCCCACTTATTTGTATTTATAAGTCTTTGTATTACTAGGTCTTTTTTTGTTACAAAGGATGGCTCTTTTATTCTTACTCTATTGTTTGGCTGTACCGCAAAATTTCCATCATCTCTTTGAATAACATGGCCACACTTATGCTGACCTGGGTTTTCAGAGTATCCGTCATCTAAAATATTTGTTTCTGGACTATGCCAGTCAAGTGTAAATAGATATGTTCCAGGAACATTTGTTTTGTTTCTGTCAATGTAAGACATTCTCATATTACTTAATGCCTGAAACTTTGTAACCGAAACATGTGGGCTAAAAGAATTCCACAAAACTAGATTATGAATTGGCTCCTCTGGAACTCCAGGCTTTGTACAAAATGCATTGATAGGCATTCTCCACCAAATACCACCATCTTCCATCATAAAATGAAACAGTGGGCTTCTTGCCTTAATACTTGAAACTCCAAAAATAACGCATGGAAAGTATTGGTCATGGCTATCTTCTTGATCTCTTAAAAAATTACCACGCACATAGCATTCAATTGGTGGTATGTTTGCATTTAACTCTGGCATTACTTACTTTCTCCTATCGCCTTATCCCAATTTTTTACAGCCCAATGACCAATTCCACAGGCATCTGCAACATCGTTGTCTGTGATAGTTCTATCATAATTAATATTAATAAACTTAATTGTTCTTTCTTTACGAAGCATTCTTTCGTGAGCCTTGTAGTATGAATCAGACTTTCCAGGGTTTTGAGATCGTATCAGTAACTGCTCTTCTTTAGATATTTTCCCATTACCCATAAAAATTTGCCAAGTAATTGGAGAAACTCTGCCAATTATTTTAGTTCCAGATTGTCCTGCTGATCCAAGAATTGCACCTTGAACTAATGCAAGGTCAGCAGCAGTCTTGGGACTATTCATAAATACTGTATGTTCAATAACTATTGCTTCAAAACCACCATAAATATCAAAAAAGGCTTTTACTTTTTTGCCAGCATCCATAACTTTTTCATAGATATTATTTCCCTCAAAATAAATTTTTCCAATGCTTTCAAGTTCATTGCCAACAAACAAAGCAAAAGCAAGACTATTAGTACTAGCATCAATAGCACAAATAGTTTTTGGCTGTGCTTCTGCCCCCCATTTAGTCTTGCTCATATTCAATATAACCTTTCAATTCTTTTAGCATTTTTGCAACTGCTTTTTCACTAACATTACAGTTTGAACAAAATCCAGAGTCGTTGTATATGGAAAGTTCTTGTGCACAACCTCCAAGACATAAACGTTTTTTACCTTTTCGCTTTTGTCTTTTTGTTACGTTGTACCTTTCTACAATCTTTTCTCTGGTTGCAATATCTCTACAAACCTTATTACAGTAAATTTGATAAGTTACTTTAGGTTTAAATGATGTATCGCATACACTACATAACTTCACTGAGCCCCTCCAGGGATTTAAGTTTTACTACCCCTGTGCCAGCATCTTCACATGCTTTTTGAATTGGACATGTCTTACAGATTTTTGAATTTGATCTGTAGTTTTTTGTGGGTAGTGTTTTATCTGTCCATGCTTTACGAACATCTCTCATCCATTGAAATGTTTCGTCAATCCACTGACGATAATAATCTGTTACTTCTACTGGAAGAACTAGCAACTCATGATTATTCTTGTTTTCATAAATCAATACACCCTTTGATTTTTTAAGAATCTTCATATAAATAAGTAACTGAATTAAGTGACCAGTCTTTGGTTTTAATGCTTTCTTGCGATACTCAAAACCTTCGTTGAGCATAGTCTTAATTTCTCCAACGATCTGCTCACCTTCCCAATTAATCATGGCATCACCGTAGCCAAAGATAGGAGGATCGTTATTTATAATCTTAAACTCTGTTGTTGGACCTTCATCTGATTCATATATTTCTGCAATACCAGAATCCATCATAGCCTGCTGAATGCGTTCATGTGACTTAGTACCAGCAGTCATATTTGCTGCGCCATAGGCATCTGCATTATCCTCAAAGACCGCACCCTCAAATGCAAGGTACCAATATCTTGGGCACTCACCATGAGAGTATGCAATTGTTGATGGTGCAAAAGTTTTCTTTGTTTGAAATTTATCTACACGCTTAACTGTATAGCCTGATTGAATCTTTTCAATCAGTGCCTGAGTGTCTATAATCTCTACCTTCTTTGGTTCTTTAATCATTATTTGCTGTAGTAAATTTTTAGTCATTATCATCCCTTGTTTATATAAGTATAGCAGGTTAGCGCATAATGTATTTTAATGCTGATACCAAATCATTGATTGATTCTGCTGCGGTATAGTAAATATTTTTCTT